ACGATTACTTGTTGTATAAACTAGAAGAAATAGCAACTAGTAATAAACTTAACCTTAAAGGCGGGCCCGGATACTTTCACTGTTATGCCGGAGCTAGCAATTTCGAAGTATTGTCGCGTTACTACCCATTTGTGGTATCAGCTGCGTTTAAAAGGCTGATACTACTGCGAGACACGCCATACGAAGTAGTCTCAAAACTCTCATCTATTGAACTTTTTGAAAGAGGTTTATGTAGTGTACATAGAGTTATGATTAAAGACGAACCCCACAGCGCATCAAAAGTAGCTGAAGGGAGATTTAGAGTGGTCATAAGTGAATCACTCGAAGATCAATTGGCAGATAGAGTCTTATTAGGAGACGTACAAGATGCGAACATTAGTAACTGGAATAAAATACCAGCTAAATGTGGCATGGGTTTTGCCCCTGCTGACGTATCGACGATAACAAATATGTTTAAAGAAGTCGCCGCTCGCAATCCCAAAATTAAAGGGTTGAGAGCCTGTGACGTTAGGTGCTGGGACTGGAGCGTGGAGGATTGGTTACAACAGGTAAACGTAGAAAGAATACGTATACAAACCCAAGCCTCGCCTTCCTGGACCAACATGCTTAAGAATATGGCGCACGTTAATATGTTTGCACCTCTAGCTACCTCTGGAGGTGATGTAATAATTAAGGATGTCGCACATGGAGAATCTAGTGGTATCTTTAACACTAGCGATGGTAATTCCTGTATGAGGGCAACCCTGCCTGCTATCGCAAGATGGCTAGCGGGGAGGCCTACGTATGGATGGATTGCTACCATGGGCGATGATTCTGTGGAAGAAAATGACTTTGAGGTCGACTATAAAATGTTCAACCTTGAGATCACAGATGACTACAGATATCGCATCAACGAGCCTGTCTCTTTCTGCTCCCATAAAATGAGCGGGGACAGGGCTGTGCCAGAAAATTGGCCGAAGACTGTTTTCAGAATGTTCAACCAATCAAACTCTGATGTAACTCACGAAGATTACATTGCTGCTTTGGAACAACTGGATGGTTCAACCGGTGTGCACTTCACCCAGGTGCTAGACTTTATTTCAGTGCTCGGACTGAAATAAAATACTGTAATAGGGAAATTATGAATGGAAAACCAAAAGCCAAAGAAGTCAAGAAAATTGTCAAGGCTGTTAAGAAAACGGTTAGAAAGAGTGCTCCTCGAGCAAAGCATGCTCAAAGAAGAGGAGTTGCTCCTACTCAAAACGCTTTCAAAATTGGATGGGATTCCAGTAAAATGTACGGCAACAACTACGGACTTTCAGTCCATACCCAAGATGCCTACGAACTTAGATCAAAGGTCCACCGAGGTCATGAACGCGGAGAAAACCCCGTTGTCAAAGCCTGGCGGAATAGCCAAAGTGCCAACCAGTTTGGACAAATGAACCCAAAGAAGGACACAATAGAGCCTTTTGATAGTTTCATTGGAATCATTAATGGTTCCGCTGGTTACGCAGTCACTTCACACCAAATCAACCCTGGTTTGTCGGAACTGTTCCCTTTGCTGTCGAAGACGGCAGCCCTTTACGAGAGGTACAACTTCTTAAGTCTGGAGTTTTATCTCACCCCCATCGTTAATCCATATATGGCGACGGGGAAAATAATTATGTCGTGTGACCTAGAAGGAATTAATGAGTCACCGCCAATCTCTGCCGCAGAGCAAGAGAACAATACAATCCACTCAGATGGAATGCCATATGAAAAGTTTGGTTTCCAAGTTGCTGGAGTCGTAAGACATTTAGAATCATGGTACGTCAGAACTAACGAATGCTACCCTGGGAATGCCGACCCTAAGCTTTTTGATTGTGGAACTTTATACATTGGTACCTATGGGAATCATAGTACCGATGGACAATGTGAACTACGAGTACGTGGAACCTGTATGCTCATGGACAAAATCCAGGAGCCTGACGGGATCCCGAAAAGTATTAACATGCATGTTAGGCAATTATTGTCTACCAGCACAGACCCTATAGCCTCTAACGTTCAAACATCCATCACTTGGAATAATTCAGCAAGTATTGACGGTTGTCCTTGGACGCTTAGGGGTGACAGATTTGTATGTCCTAGATCCGGGACATACGGAATCTCAGTCTCACCGCTGATAGGAGATGGCACCGGTACGAATTTACTCCAAAGAGTTTATTGCAGACTGGACGTTTACCGTCAAGGTGGTGTAATTATAGAGGGTTGGGCCGTAAGTGATACCCACCTCGCCGGAGCTAGTAAATTAACATCTACGCTCAATGCAGTAATTCGCATCCTCAAAGGTGACGAATTCGCAGTCATACTTATTGTGGTGACAGCTGGAGCTGCAAATTCATATTTGATCCCCAGCAACTCCTACATTAAGATCGAAACTTTATAATTAAATATAAAACAAAAACACTTAAGAA